CTCACCGATGTCATTGAACTTATCAGATGTGAGTATTTGATTGTGGTTTATGCCCATCTGCATAAAAGCAAGACTATGCAGAGTGCGAAAGAAAGGTAGGTCTCTACGGTGTAGTTTGAATTTATCACAGGCTCTTTCTATAGCCTCATGCGCAGCCCTGCGCGTAAAACCGAAATACCCTATGCGATCTGGAGACACACCTTTTTGAAGATATTCTTCTACCTTGTTCAGTAGATACGTTGTCTTTCCTGTCCCTGGAGGTCCTAATATTATATTCATCACAGAACATCATCAGGGGTGGGTAGGTCAGGTAGCTCTAGCACTTGTTCACCATCTGCAAAGTATTCTTGTGGTAGTGACCACACATGAACACCTTTACCCTTCACCCGCCAAAACATCTTATCCGCATCCAATCCCTGCAACCGCAGAGTTATTTTATTTGACGTGTAATGGTTAAAGTCATTAACCGTCAAGTGTTTCTTGATATCTTTGACTTGGAAAAACACACGATTGTCTATCCAAACGGCAACGCCCTGCAAGATATCTTCACGCTCAGTTCCCTTTGCTCTATCAGTACAGAACTGAGATAGTAAGTCTTCAAACTCGCCTTTAATTGTAGCGTCCGGCGGTACCTCTACAATGGTTAAGTTATCAAGCAGTAGTTGTATTCTGGTCTGCCATGCTCTTTGGCTAACCGCTATCGGCAGCTTGTTTATCTGTGCTACACAGTCTTTCTGAAACCGTGTCTGGCTTATCAAGCCATCAGTGCTGAGTTCCAAACGCTGACCATCTACATCAAGTATCCATATAGGTGGGTCACCATCTATTTTAGTAAGGCTAGACATCTGGTTCTGCACACCGGCTGGTCCAACGCCGTGCTTGCGCGTGATACATACATCCTTATTACAAAAAGGCTTGATAGGTTGATCTTCGCATTTGTAGTGGTAATCTTTGCGCTGTAACTGCTTGATAACCGCCCCCACCTCATTATGGCTAAGAGGAGGGTGTAGGTATTCCACATTGTACCGCTGCACCAGAGCTTCCCAGTTATCAGGATCAAACATCCGTGCGTACACGCCCAGATTAAAGAGAGCATTGTTCCGTGAGCCTTCACCAAAGCCTTGTTGACAAAGCTCGTTTAAGCACGGTGGGCCATCACTAAGTTTAAGCTCAGGCTCAGATAAACGATACTTAGAGAAACTTTCTGGCTTGATCAGGTAACGACGCGCACTTTCAACAAACTCCTGAGGTGACATAAGCTCACCCTCAAAATTGTACACAGAGCGAGTGCTAAACTCACCCTTGAAGTACGGCATATTCAAACCGCTGCCTGTATCTCCACGGTCTACAAGAATGGTTGATTGTTTGGGGAAGATCTCTGACTCAGCATGGCCTAGTGAGGCAGCTATCTCTGTCAGTTTAGATTGTACTGTTTCGGCCTTTATTGGGCCTGTGAAGAAAAAGTAAACATGAGCACCCCCCGATTTACTGCGGCCTACCCACCCAACAATCTTGGCTTCTTTGAACCTTTGAACGAGAGCTTTGTGATCCACACTGTAGTTATCAATATCTATAGCTCCCCATTGACACATATTATCATCGCGGATTGGGATGATACCGAGTCCTTGAGTGCCTTCTAAATGCTGTTGCCACAGTTCTTCAGTGGGTGGTTGTTTAATGATTTTATAAACACCGAGACGTTTACCATCGCCACGCTGTTCATCAGGTGCAAACACACCATGAGCACGTTTATTGCCATCAAATAAATTAAGAAACTTTTCTGCGAGCGTCATTGCTTTCTCCAATGAGAGGGTGGAGGTAGAGCGCCAACAACCGCCACTCTACCTCCGTGCAACATCAGGGCGATCAACCCCCTCTGTTGATCTTAAAACGGCACCTCATCAACGGGTTCTGCTGCTTTCGCAGGCTGCTCAGGTGTGGTTTCCTTAATCTCAACTTCACCCTGAGCTATCTTTTTACTGAACTCAACAGCCATTTCAAAGATCTGCTTTTCTTCAGTGTTACCGAGGTCAATAGGTCCGATCTTGTTAATGTCCCAACCAAACCAATTACCCTTATCGTTAGACTCAGCAACCGTAGTCATCTGGTACTTATGAGACATCATGGGTAAGGTATACGGCCCATTCTTGCCCTGTGCCGTGAGTGAGTTCATTTGCGTTACCCACTTACGAGCCTTTTTCAACTGCGAGCTTGACATGGTGATCAGGCACCGCTGAGGGCCGTTGCTGTCAATGAGTATGACAAAGAACTGCGCCGTATTGGTCAAGATGTTGCCATTTGGCAACACATCTTCACCGCGCTCGTTTTTGGTAGTGGTGTTGACAATGCCGTCATCTGGCTTATAAGAGCCGAAATACCCACCACCTTTTTCACGCGGAGCCCACTCCACATACCGGCGATTGTAGTAACAAGGTATGACTGTTACACCCTTCTCGCCATCGTACACGCAGTTAGCTACAGTATTGAATAGCATCCCAGCCTCTGCACCCTCAACATACTCACCATCACGCTTATTAACCTGAGGGCTGAGCTGCGCAAGGATACGCAAGAATGGGATAGCCATATCCTGTGAAGTGGTTTCTTCAAAACCGAGGCCACCAAAATCTTCAAACTGTGCAATAGCCACATCAGTGCTTTGCTTCTTTGCTACTTCATTCGCCATTTACTATCTCCTTTGGATCTTGGCCCGTTGGCCGACGAATATACCTAACAAGTCGTAAGGAAGGTTTTCGCCTTTCTCAACTTGCTCCCGTACAAAAGACTTGAGGGTCATTGGTTCAACCCATGTCTTTGTTTGTGTCTGCATACCTCGCTGGTCAAGCTCAGCTAGCAGATCTTTGGCAAGGTTATCCTCACCGCGACCAAAGGCCGCTGTTACATGGTTCTTGATAAGAGACCCATGCCCTGCCTCAGTAAGCCAAGAAAAGGCTTCCTCAGAACGATCTTTCGGTATGCTGGCGCTATAATAAGGGCTGACCTTTATTTCACTGCCATCATCCATTTTAAGCTCAGAGAGATTAAACTCGTCCATCGCCGCAGGGAGTAAGTCCTCTGCAATTTTACGATGCTCGCGCTTTTTATCTTTAAGCTCCTGCTCAAGATCAGCGATCCGTTGTTCCAACGCAACTTGTTGTTTGCATAGGTTACTGATAGTGCTGATACCCGATTGATTTATGCTGGTTAGGTTTCCAGCCACACTTTCAAAGTCCATCTAAGACTCCTTCCTATGATACAGATCCACTTCCAACGGATAGTAGCGTTCCTCTAGCCTATCCCACTTCAAGACATTAAATTTACCATTATTGACTCTAGCTGCTTCTGCACACGCAATAGCTATGCAGACAGGGTCGCCGAACAATAATAGAAAGTCCTTGTCATTGAACTTTTGCAGGCCACGAGCAATCCTACGAACCGTTGGTTGAGTGCTGAAAGAAACCTGTTCCTTCGCGGGAACAAGTATTTGCAAATCACCAAAGGTCATTGCATCTGTGATATCTCTACCACGCACTTCTTGTGTTATGTAGACTGTCACGGCTTTCTTCCCGTATTACTTTCTAGCCAGCAGAATTACCGGCTGCGTTTACACTAAACTTTTATATATAGGATGCAAACAAAAAAGTAATCGGTTTATCGTTTCAGATATTACAATATACGATATCTGATATCTGTTCAATAACAGTCTGTTACTTTGACTGGACGCGCGGCGAGAAAGACAGATACAAAAACATATGCAGTTTTTTGTCTACGGTGCTATTATAAATAGCGGCCAGTAGAGAGGGCTTCATGCGTTACAAATTTAAGCACCAGCCATATGAGCACCAGCTCGAGGCTTTGAAAAAGTCTTGGAACAAAGCTGAGTTTGCATACTTCATGGATATGGGGACAGGAAAGTCCAAAGTCCTTATTGATAATATGTGTGTGCTGTATGACCGTGGTCAGATAACCGCTGCACTGATTATCGCACCTAAAGGTGTGTACCGAAACTGGGAGCGTGGTGAGCTACCCACCCACATCCCAGAGCATGTGGTTTACGATGTTGTGTTGTGGAACCCAAGCCAAACCAAGACTCAACAAAAGAAACAAGAAAAGTTATTTATTACTGATGATAATTTAAAAATATTTATAATGAATGTTGAAGCCTTTAGCACAAAGAAAGGTTGTGACTTTGCTGAACGGTTTGTGACATCTCATGCCTGTATGATGGCAGTAGATGAAAGCACAACTATAAAAAGTAAAGATGCTAAGAGAACTAAGAGTATTGTCAAGATAGGTAAAAACGCAACCTATCGCAGGATACTTACAGGCTCACCCGTAACTAAAAGCCCTATGGATTTATATACGCAATGCGAGTTCTTAGATCCTTGGTTATTGGGCCATAGTAGTTTTTTCAGTTTTCAGTATGAATATGCGGTTGTCCAACGCAGAAGTATGGGAGCACATAGCTTTAACCAAGTGGTTGGATACCGAAACCTAGATAAGTTGAACGGTGTGCTTGATAAATTTAGCTTCAGGGTAAAGAAGGAAGATTGTTTAGATTTACCGGACAAAGTGTACATCAAGCGTAGTGTTGAGCTGACAGATGAACAACAGTCGGTTTACAGCAGTCTAAAAACATTCGCCCTTGCTATGCTGGAAGAGGGTTCTGTAACTACAGATACAATACTAACCCAGCTTCTCCGACTTCAACAAGTATGCTCTGGGCATGTACGCATGGATGATGGCGAGATGAAAACATTCAACTCAGCCAAATTACCAGAACTGATGTCTGTACTAGAAGAAACAGATGGTAAGGTAATTATCTGGGCTAATTTTACACATGACATTAAGTCTATAGAAAAAGCCATAGCTGAAAAATATGGTGAACAATCTGTTGCTACTTACTATGGTGAAACAGAGAGTGATCAACGTCAGGAAATAGTAAACCGCTTTCAGGATCCAGACAGCGGCCTTACGTATTTTGTAGGGCAACCACGCACAGGGGGTTACGGACTGACCCTCACGCAAGCTAAAACCGTGATTTACTACAGTAACAACTTCGATCTAGAGATAAGGCTGCAAAGCGAAGACAGAGCTCACCGTATCGGGCAAACAAGTAAAGTCACATATATAGATATTGTGGCTGAAAACACTGTAGATGAACGTATCCTCAAAGCCCTGCGCAATAAAATCAATATTGCGAGCCAAGTATTAGCTGAGGATTTTAGAGATTGGATTGTTTAGTTCTGTGAATTTTTTATGCCTTCGAGAACCTCGTATACATCCGGTGGTGGTGGTTGATCAATATCCCACTGGCACAAATACTCTCTAGGCTTCCACTCACCGTATTCAAAAAAGTTAGTCTCTTGTGTGTTGTGTGCGCCGCGATAAACACAGGCCTCTTTGTTTTTATCAATTTTCATACATTTTACAAGACGGCAAACTGTAAGGTCATTTTGGGCCATAGCAGCATGGGATTTTAAAAGCAAAACCAAACCGATTAGTACTGATGCGCCCACTGCTGAAAAGATAATCCAAGCAATAACCTCAATAAATTTACGTCGGCGTTCACGTTGTAAATACAAAGTCTCTTTACGTCTTTTTCTTATCTGCCCTTCCATTCTCACCAGCTCATCCCACTTAGACTTACCCAGTGTAAGGCTTATCCATTGCTGGAGTTCATATCTTTGTTTTTCTGCTTTTTGTTTATTTGCAAAAGCTGCTATCGCTTCTTGTTCTACGCTTTGACCACCAAAAAGTTTTTTAAAAATAGGAGGATTTTTCGCCTCCTTTTCCATTTGGTCAAGATCAGATAAAGCACCCATCCAGCGCGAAAGGTCACTTGCCATAGACTCGATATCACGGCCTATGGCAAAACCTTTTTTCAAGGCGCTGAACGCCGCTGTAGCAGTCGCCATCGCGCTTATGGGATCCATTAGGTAACCTTTCGCATACGCTCCACTAACCGTTTAGCACGATTTGGAACTTGGCGATACCATACGGAATCAACCATTTCATCAGCAGCTTGTTGCCAGTCTCTAGCATCAACACCTGCTTTCATACCTTTGAATTTACTCAATCGAGGCCTGCCCATATTGAACATCATATTTGCAATGATCAATTGCACCTCTTCTGGGAGAGATCCAAAATCGGGGTACAATCTTTCACAGTCGTCAAGTACAGTCTCAACGTCTGAATTAAAGCATTCTGTGACTCTATCTGCTGAGATAGATGTTCCGACTGGCTGGTTATACTCTTCGTCAGATTCGACGACCAAGTGACCAATGCCAAAAGTAGGCAGACCCAAATGATCCAAGTATATTTCATACTTACATCCTTCATCTGCTTCTATTTCAATTCTTAATTGTTCAACATTCATTACACTAATCCCGCTATACCTTGGTTACGGCGACCCGCGATGGCTGAGCCTAACGTGTCTCCTGGAAATAAAGATTCAAAACTTGTGCCAGTTGGCGTGGCCTGAGTAGTTTGGAGTATCTGATTTACCTTTTGTTGCATGGCCTTATTCTTTTGAAGAAGATTATCAATAGTGTTTATCCCCGACCCAAGAGCTCTTCTCGCCTTAGCTGCGGGTGGCAAAGGTGGGGGAGGGGCAGGAATAGCTATTGGCTTAGGACGAGGTGGCACATTACCCAGCTGAGGAAACTTACCTGTCCTTCTGGTCTCTTCAGCTTGTGTTTCAGGGCCAAGGCTTGAACCCATCATCAACAGGGTGTTTTCACCACCAATATTCAACCCATCAACCATTTGGTTAAGAAGGGTAACTGCTGCGTTGACACGACCTTGATACTGCTTTTGGTTCAAAGCTCTTTGAAGCTGTGATGCCGAAGGGGTGGCCGCAAATATTCTTGCAAGAATTCTATTGGTATACAGAGATTTAAATGCGCCGAGTGTGCTAGAAACGGTGCCAGAGGTGACTGCAGAACGGATAGCTCCAGTAGCAAACGGGCCACCGATATCGCCAGAGTTTGCAAGGAAAGCCCCATACAATTGAGCATCAGTAATTAAGTTAAAATACTTACGCCCCTCTGCGCTCATAGTCAGTTTGCCAACATCATCAACTGTGCCAAACAAAGGTTTAAAGGCGGCATATTGACCACGGAAATTTTTGAGATCTGACAGTTCTTTTGATAGCTTTGAAGAATCTATAATATCGTCTGCAAACTCTGCGGTACCGCCTTCTCTTTGAACAATAGAGGAGCGGTCAAGAATGTCCTTGAGCAATGAAGCGCGAATCTGTGAAGCAGCTTCTCCGTTTACCCCACCATTTGCGGTGATAAACCTTTGCACAGCCAGATCCTGTTGATCGCTGTACAGAGTTTCAATGTACTTCTTTGCTGCGGTGCCGTTTGTGAAACTTTTATTGAGTGCCGCCTGCACAGGATCCGTTGCGAGTTGGGAAGCTCCTATTTCAAGGGCATCAAGAGCTTTTCTACTAGGTGAACCTACGGGGAACAGATCATTGTACAATCGACCGTCGTCAACTGCCTTGATATCTGCAATGCGCGACATAGCGTTTTCTGGATCACGAATGATAGAAGCTAACGAGACTTCTCGTATATCTGTTATAAACTGCTGGCCCGATGCTTTTTCAGCTGGGTTGAGAGCGTTATTATTTGCCAGCCTCTTTAAAATGGTGAATTGTTCACCGTTCATATTTCCACGAAGAAGAGCTTCAGAAACGGTAACTGGTAGATTATCTGATTTACGACCAAGTAGAGTGCCGATGCCACTAAACTGTTTAGCATCTGCACGAGTCCTTACAAGCGCACCAGCCTCATTATACGCTGTTCTCCAAGCATCACTGCCGCCTTTTACATAGCCTTTTTCTATACCGTTGATGATCAAATCATCTACAGCATTTAGCACTTTGAGTGCTTGCGTCGGGTTGGCTTCCGTGCTGGCTAAATCTTGTAGCTGGTCTCTAATATCTTTCAACTGCTGAAAGGCATCTATATTACGGCTAGCCGTTTCGCCTTTAACACCTTTGATATTTACTGTTTTGAGAGTTGGGTCAAATACGTTTTCCAGCCTATCAAGGATAGCGGCTAACTCGCCACCAAACGGTCTGCTACGAACATCTACCTCAGCTCCAAAAACAGTTCGGCCATCTTTGCCTTTAACAAGTGGGATACCGCTTGGAGAGCGCCCAACCTCAGGTTGTTTTGTAACACGTAATCCAGCCCTGACTTCTTTTGCTACTGCTAATACAGGAGTTAGGTCAAAAGTTACATTTTCCGCACCCGCAAGGCTGAAAGCTTTTTTGTATTGTTCATCAATAGCCCGCGCTAGGCCCGCATCAAGCTGTTTAGCATTATCAACTAAAGAAACAGCAGAATCTGGCAAGTCTCTGAGTGCGTAATTACCATCTGCTGCTGCCCTGTAGGTCAATGCTACATCATCAGCAAGAGCTTTTTGAGATAGTAAAATGTAATGGCTGAGCTCATCAGTAGAAAGAGCACCAAAATCACCGCCGCTTTCTTTAACTTTTGTTTGCAGAGCAGTGAGAAGTCTGGATTCTTGTGTAGACAATGCCCTCGGTAACCGACCAGCCGTTCCAGAGGCCTGAGAAGCCATGCCTCGCAACAGAATGTTATTACTCAACTGTGAGATGTTAAGCTGTGGTAACTCAACACCTGTTGCAGCAGATAAGGCAGCGGCAGATTTTTGGGCGGCGGCGGCTTTATCACTTACAGAAAACAAGCCAAGCTCGTACAAAAGACTTGTATCGCTTACATCAAATTCTGCGCTTTTACGCAGTAGATAAGCCCCACCCCTGCCCATGCCGGGAAGGACTTTGGTCAGTACACCATCTACAAGTGCCACAACAGCACGATCACCAGACAATAGCCGAGTATTAAATTCTTCGCTATCTTTTATGCCTAATGAGGTAAACGCATCTGTCGCTAGCCCATTAGCAATGTAATCATCGATAGTAGCACCAAGATACGCGCCGCCTGCCGTGCCAAAAAACGGTGAAAACAATGAGCCCACAACCGACCCAGCCGTAGTGAAGTTAAGGATAGAACCTGTTACTGCGCCAGCGTCACCAAAACTCAAAACATCATTTGATACACGGTAGACTTTACCAGCGGGAGAAGTGCGGTAAAGCTCAACAAGATCACCACCGCCTGTGTCTACACGGAATAGTTGGCCATCAGGAAACTTTTTCCTTAGCCACCGTTCCCTTTGTTCAAACCGTGGCATACGCGCCAGTTTGTCTCTATCACCAAAAGTAAGGACACCATCATCTTCACCACCAGCGTAATTAGGCACAAGATCATACAGCACACGGTTGACACGTGCTCTTTCTTCTTTTTGCTGTGTGTCGTACGCGTCTTTGAGTTCTTGTGTGAGTAATCCAGAAACAGATAGGTCAGGTGCCTCTGGCGCAGGAACATCAAAACCCATTCCTTCGAGTAGGTCACGGGTGCTTTGTTGACCGGCCATGAAATCTTCAGTCATGGCCTCCTTAATCATTTCATCGCTAGCAGTAGACTCTTCCATCTCAACTGGAGTAAGCGGAACTCCAGAGGGTGTAGTGGGGCCAATCAGGTCAGAAAAATCTAACTGAGCTCCTGCCCCCGCCACGGTAGCCGTCGCAGCTTTACCCCCACCAATGTCAGAAAAATCTAACTTCATTGTTGAATCCCCTGCAAGTAGGCCAAGACTCTCTGCAATGCTACCTCACGGTTATTGTTGCTGGGGTCTGGAGGAGGCAAGTCTGGGAAGGTATTTGGATAATCGTCTTGCAATTTATCATAATCAGCTTCAATAGCAGCAGTGGTCGTATAGGTTGAAGCCACCGAGTAAGGCACTTCCTTAGGCTCAGGAATATCTGCACCTTTCAAGCCAGAACCTTCATACATCTCTAGCAGTTTCTTGAGTTTTGGATTCTTTTCAGGGTCATCCAACTCTTTTGCTATTTCAATCTGTTTTTGATCCATAGCCAGCTTGAGTTCAAAATCATCCATATTCCTATTTTCGGATGCAAAAGCAGATAACCGTTGAGACATTTGTGTTTGTCTATCGGCTATCTGTTCAAGAGCCGCTGCCAACAACTTATTAGCTTCTGGTGATTTACCGATGCCAACCGCTGCATCCTCAAGGATTTCAATTTCAGTCTGGTTCAGATTTCCTGGGAAGGCACCCGCAAGATCAACGACTATTGCACGGCCAAGTGATTTCTGTACCTCACCCAGTGCAATATCTCCACCGAGGAACTCATTAATATCTTGGTCTTCTGCCAAGCCAAACTCGCTGAGGACGCCCCTGAGGCTATCAGTAATACCCAGTTCTTTAGCGTATTGAGCAATAGCGAGTTTTGCTGCGCCGAGCCTGCCGCCTTCAAACGCTTCAGTGGTCGCAGTAACAATCTTAGCCTTAGCAGCAATCCCCATTGCCTTACTGGCGATCTCTTTGTGAGAATCTAGAGAGGTAATAATTGAATTAGAAGCTGCTTTATTCCTAGCTGCTTTAGGATCAAAATTAGCTCCGGGCTTTGTTAGTTTGGCTTCGATGTACTGATCAATAATGTTTTGCCGGAACAGGTTGACCTTAGCTTTAATTTGTGCTGGATCAAGACCACTGCCATTCAAACTATTTTCATAATTTGAGACAGACTCTTCCATGAGAGTTTGGAACTCAGTAGGCTTGAATCCTGGAGTGAGAGCCTGTGCCAATGCTTCCAGCTCACCTGTTTCACCAGCAGTAAGTTGTCTTGTGGAAGCTATTTGACGAAGTTCACCAAACCTTTGAGCATTTTTCAATAGCTCTGTCGTGTTGCCTTGATATTCGTATCCCTCAATATTTATGAGTTCGGCCTTACCTTTCAAAAGCCTTACAAAACCATTTTTAGCATCGCCGACAATAGTGCCTACATTGTTGGTGTAAACAGTTCTATGGTTGTCTGGATTTTTACTATCATAAAGAATTACATCACCTTCTTTAGTCTCCACCTTAATCCACTTTGTAGTTCCTTCACCACCTGTGGTCACGTCTCCAGTCCGCTTATTAGTGGTAGCATATTGACCATCACCGAGACTGGTTGTCACATACTCATCATTTGGTTCGCCCGTAATTCTAAGAGGCGTATATGCCTCACCCGC